GGACTTTGGTAAAGCCGTCCAAAAATGGCTGAACCAAGGTTTCGTCGTCCCTTCGGACGCTCCGTCTTTCAAGATGAAGCGTCTTACTGGTCTCCCTGCATTTTTGCAAGGTTTCCTTGGACGTGTGTTTGATCCTGCTAGCGGTGTGCTCTTGAACGATCCTGATGTCGAATCTATCTATGCGATTCGTCAGCTAACGCTGATGTTCGCTAAGATTGGACTTCCACCGGACCCTTCCCAGGGTAACCGGTCTCGGGTGGTAACACCTGAACGGGAGTACCAAGCGATGTCAGAATATGTTCAATGTGAGCATGATGTTAAGGCCGCAGATTCGCGACTTGACCCTCTTTACATAGAGGATTTCAAACGCGTAAGTGCGATGCTATTTGGCGATTTATTTGCCAAAGTGGACAGAGATGTCCACTGGGGTCGTTTGATCCCAAAGCATGGTCCAGGCGCTGTCGCTGACAAGCTTCGCAGTAATGCGAAGTGGAATCAGCGAAACTGGCCCGCTCGTCTTCAGCCGTATTTTCCGGCTGAAGAGTTTCTCATTCCAAATCTCAAGCCTGTTTATCAGGAAGAGTTAGGTCGAGAACTTAACATCGTCGAACCTGGTTCGGAAACGCCCGTTAGGGTAATTACCGTTCCTAAAACGCTCAAAACGCCTCGGATCATTGCTATTGAGCCGACTGCTATGCAATATGCACAACAGTCTCTCCTTCGCTCGATCCTAAGTGCGGTTAAAGAGGATGGTTTCCTCTACCGTACTGTCGGTTTTGACGACCAAGATCCCAATCGGGATATGGCTCGTTCCGGTTCCCTCAGCGGGGAACTGGCTACACTCGATTTGAGTGAAGCTTCCGACCGCGTTTCGAATCAGCATGTACGCTACTTGCTGGAAGACTATCCTCATTTATTTGAGGCCGTCCAAGCCTGCAGGTCGCGGAAGGCTGACGTACCTGGTCATGGTGTACTTCGCCTGGCCAAGTTCGCGTCTATGGGTTCAGCGACTTGTTTTCCTGTCGAGGCTATGGTCTTTACGACCGTAGTGTTTTACTCGATAGGCAAGAAGCTCAATCGCCGGTTGACCCGAAGAGACCTAAAAGGTTTCCAAGGGCAGGTGCGTGTGTTTGGG